ACATTGCAACGTCATGTCCACTTTTATCACTACCTTGAAAATTTTCCCATGACATTAAAGCATTAGGTTCATAGTATTCTTTTAAATGTATTTTATTAGAAGTACCTGTTTTAGAAAATCTATCTTTTTTAAAATCTTTCCATCTAGCTAAAATAGCATCTACTATGTCATTTCTAGTATCATCATCTTTTAATTGATTTTGATATATTTTAAATATTGGGTTATCTTGTATTTCTTTATCAATAATAGCATTGGGGTTTTTATTATTAGCAAATAAACCTAGCCATTCTAAAGCTTTAGCTTCATCACCAATAGCTCTCATCATATGAAACCCATTTGATATATGTAATGCTTTAGTAGAATTTTCAATATTAGCCATGTGAGCTTTATCTGATCTAGTTTCTTTAGATCCTTTTTTAACTAATAATTCGTAATCACTATGAGATTGTTCATTCAATGTTAATATAGCTTTAGTAGTTTTATCGTTAATACCAGATATAGCTAAATTAAGTTCAGGTATATCGGCTGCTGTACTTATTCCAAATTCTGCAGCAGTATTATTTGTTTTCCATATTTCATTGTTTAAAAATTCAAAATTAGCTTCATCTTTACTCATTCTATTATTAGATGCGTTTAAAACTAAATTAGTTGATTGACCTGCTAACATAGCATTAGCTTGTATTTTATATGCAGGTGGTACTTTTTCTAATAATTCTTTACTGTAAGTATCTACAGCTGCTTTCATTAATGCAGGATCGTTTCTAAGTTTTTCATCATTACCTAAACTTAAAAAATAATCTCTAGTATCTATTTGAAATTTTTGAAAATAATTAGCTTGTGCTGTTGCAGCATGTTCATTTTGCATCCTATTTAAAGTTGGTGCAAATGAATCTACAGCAATACTAAATTTACTTTTGGCTTCTACATAAGGTATCTCACCAATAGTTCTTTGTATTTTTACTTGTTTTTTACCAGTATCTAAAGCCATTAATATAAAACTCCAAAAAAAAATATTGTTAAAATATTACCCATAAGTATCCTTTTTATATTTAGCCTCTACTCCAGCACTTGCTATTTGTAACCAACCACCAAATATGTCGTTTTTTCTTTTAGTTGCAGATTGTTGTTGAGCTAAAGAATATTCATTAATTTCACTTGAAACATTTAATCTAATTCTAGCAATGTCTTTATCTGCTTTTGTATCTTGTTGTTCTTGAACATTTAAAAATCCTCTACTATCATCTGAATAACCTGCACCTGCAGCAACAGCTAAGTTATGAGCTTTAGCCATTCTAAGATCATTAAGTCTATCTTCTTCTTGTTCTTTAGCTATTCTAGCTGCTTGTTCTTTTTTTAATTCAAATCTTTGTCTTTCAAGCTCACCTTGTTTTTTAGAAGCTTTATTATCCATGACAATTTTAGTTGCCTGGAGGACAAACATAGTTACTGGATCAGCACTCATGCAAAAACTACCTCCACACTCATACCCAAGATTTTCATAGGTAAAGGATCATCTTGAGAAATTGTTATTGTTGGACTTTTGTTGTAACCTAAAAAGAAAAATTCTTTTTTTTCTGTTACAGGAACGAGGTCAGAGCCACCTGAAAAATTAACTTGCTGTACTACTAAAGATTTAGAGGTGCTGTCTGCCCCTTTAATAGTCATGTCTAAAGTTGAATTTAAATCAACAATGGCTCTTGATATTCTTCTAGGAAGACCTGTTAATGGGCCTTCAGGTAATTCTTTATCTATTGGCATAGTTTCTACAATAGGAATAAAATTAAATCCTACTTTTAAAGCTGTAGCTTTTGGTGCATTAACTAATGTAATTGTATCTGAACCTGATACTGTAAATGTTCCAATTGAACTATTACCTTCAACTACATTAATAGACTCGTTTGTATAAATTCCATTTACTGTATGTAAAAAACCTTTTGTTAAAGTTATTGCTGCATTATTTGCTGGACTTGCTGCTAAAGTTTTATCAAGTGTTAAACTATATTCTCCACTTCCATTATCTACTAAAGATTGAATAGTGTATTCAGTTGCATTTCCTGCAATTGTAAATGCTTCATTAACTTTAGGTGCAGAAGTAAATCCATCTACAATTAATGTTGTTCCGGATTGAGAAGCTCCATCAACTAAAGGTGTACCTTTTTGATTTAATGTAGAAGTTGTTTGGCAATCAAGTGTTGTAGTATCATCATCTGCAAATTTTTCTAATGTATAAACAGTAGAACCATTTAATGATCTTTTGCTAACAACAATTAAATTTTCATTAAGAGCTGCTATTGATTGGAAAGTATCTCCAGATCTTGTTGACCATTGTACCCACCCTGCTATTTTTTCATCTCTTACAGAATGAAATACAGATAACTTACCTGCGTGTGTTGTTCCACTATTTAAAAAAAAAGCATATTGTTCTGGTCTTGTTAAGTTACCTTTTAAGATAGCTATTTCTTTTGGGCTATCTATTAAATGTCCTGCAAGAATAGAAACTGAAGTAGATTTGTATCCATCTTCTAAATCTGAATAAACAAACTCTCTAATTGTTTTACCATTTTTTTGACAAAATCCTGCTGCTTGGTCAAACATCTGAGGAGCTGTTCTAGATATTCCATATGGTGATTGTCTTTTTATACTTATGTTAGCTTGTGTAATAGTATTATCAGAAGCAACAGGAACATAGTATTCTCCTCCATCTGTAAATATTTGTAAGTCTTTACCAGATAACATATGTCTAACTTCGTTAACTTGGTCGCCTGATATATCTATATCTATAGCATCTGCTGAATCTGCGTCATCAACATCAAAATTAAAATACTCAGATATTTTAGAAGCAAGTACATTTGCAGGTTTAGAATATAATCCACCAAACCATAATCTGTTTGCATGAAAAGTAACTGCTTGAGGATAACCTCTTAGAGTAGAAATAGACTGTTCATCCCAGTCAGTTGTTGCAGTTGTATTTGCAAGAGTTTCATTAACTGTAGCTGTAACATGAGTTGCATCAGTAAATGCTGTTATAGTCATAGTTTTTTTATCTTTTCGTATTCGTACTCCTACCCATGATGCTGTAAATGTATTAGCACTTGCTGTAACTGTTACCGAACCTGATGTACCAGATGTTCCAATAGTTGTTGCTGATGGAGCATATTTATAATATGGCTCATAAACAGGATAACCAGTAGAATGAGTTTGAAACTCAAATTCTCTTACAATAAACGAAGTTGCACTTTCTCTAAATATTTCTCTTGTTGGTCTATTTCTATGTGTAATAAAAATAGTATCTCCAAATTGTGCAAAATTTAATTCAAATAATTCTGCTGTAATCCAATTACAATTGGTAGTGTAGTTTGATGTAATAGCTGTACCAGATGTATTATATACATCCATTCTGTTATTAGATAATATAACAATAGCTACTTCATCATCAGAAAATATAAATGGAATAATTCTACATTCTGCAGGTAGTGTTGCTAAATAAGAAGTACCTGGTCTTCTCATTAAACCACCTTCTGCTAATAATGCAAAATTTTTACATTCTTTAGCACCTTGAAAATATGATTGAACATCTGTTCTATTTGCTAATAAAGGACTAAGCTCACCAGAAGAAAAATTAGTAATTACCGTTCTTAATGTTCTTCCCATTATCCATCCGTTCTTGTAGATCTTCTTAAGTTAATAAATCTAGTTGTGTCTAAAACTTTCGAAGTTGTTTCTGCTGAATCAATGTTTTTAGCTACAAGAAATTGTCTTTCAGCTAATTCTTTAAATTGTTTAATCATTGCTGAATCTCTAGCAACAGAACCTGCAAATACAGCAGCTAATTCGTATTCTAATGCTAATCTAAAATGTGGTGGAAAATAAGATTCATCAACTTTGTAGATATAATCCATAACAAGTGTACTTGTTGAACCATAACTATTTACATAAATGTAATCTTGGTATCTTGAATAAGGTATAACATAATCATTAACAGTTACTGAAATAACTTGTAATACTTCAGGACTTGTTGGCATTTGATATGCATAATCATATCTTCCTGTTGGTGTATTAGTTAATAATGATAATGATGCTTGTGTTGTGGCAAATCTCCATCTGTGTCTTGTTAATGAAGCTTCTGTAACATCTGTATAAACATTAGATGCAACTAATGCTTCGGTACTTCCATCTGAGAAAGATGAAATAGGACTTGCACCTATCATTACCAAAGCTCTTGCACATATGTCTATACTTGTTGTTGCCATAATTTTTTAAATTGTAATCTAGGGGGATTGCTCCCCCTAAATTGAAATTAGACTATGCTAATTTTGCAGTTGTTACAGGTGTTGCACCAGTTGCTGAACTTACTACTAGTAAGTCTGCTTCTGCTCCACTATCTGCTGAAACAAGGATCATATCACCTTTTTTCACTTCATTTACTGCACTACTAAAGTAACCACTTGCTACGATAGCAGATGTCGCATCTCCGTCAGTATAAAACCAAAGAGAATTGCCACCCATTTGAGCTACCTTTTTAATAGGATTGTCAGTTGCGTATGCCATATTATTATTTCCTTTTAGTTATTATTCTGCACAAAGTTGAACTCTAGCAGCATCACCATCGATTTGTACTGCACCTAAAGATAACATTGAAGTTATTAGGTGAGATACTTTCTCAGGGATGTAGTTAACTTCTGTTCTAACATCTGATCCAATTCCACAGCCAATAGCTGATTTATGGAAGCAAAGTGTTTTTCTGTCAGAAGATGGTTTTGATAAACCAGAGTGTACGAAGAACAAGAAGCCCATCCATCTTTTAGCAGTCATGCCAGAAGGGAATGGAAGATCTTGTGGGCCTACGTATTCTACTCTAGAGAATTGATCAATTGATAAAAGATCAGACCATTGTTTAGGCCCAACAACCCAGTATCTTTGATTATCATCAGGAACATCGTTGGAATTGAAAATTTCCATCATGTTCTTTGCTTTAATCAATGACATACCAGTTGCTGAACTTGATACGTTATTAGCGATAGATGTTGAACCATCTAAAACATCCACAAGCACTTGGTCAGTTTTTCTACCTAGTGCGTATGCTGCTGAAGATGCAACAACTTGTCTTT